AAACGATCTATCGGATTGGGGCGCCGACTCGGTGCGATGTAATATCGGAGGAGGCTCCATATGCTCCACTCGCATCCAGACCGGGCATGGCATTCCAGGGCTCCATACTATTTTTGAGTGCGCCCGCACAGACCGAGACGTCGCTATTATTGCGGATGGAGGGATCAGAAATTCCGGCGATATCGTAAAGGCTCTCGCTGCCGGCGCCGACGCTGTAATGTGCGGATCTCTCTTATCTGGCACTGATGAATCGCCGGGTAAAATAATAGAAGATGCGGACGGCTCGCGCTGGAAGATCTATCGAGGAATGGCTAGCAAAGAAGCCCAAGTGGGGTGGCGCGGACACTACTCATCCAACGAAGGCATTCAGACTCGCGTTCCTTACCGAGGCAGCGTCGAAAAGATTTTCGAAGATCTACAGAACGGTATAAGATCCGGACTCTCATACAGTGGTGCTCGAACCATATCCGAGCTTGCTTCAACCGCAGAGTTTATCAAGCAGACAAACTCTGGATTAACGGAGAGCCGCACCCACATTCGGAGTCGCTCATGGTAGAGGAAAACACAGTGGATTACGGCAAGTTAAACAAAAAAATAGTCTTCACCGAAAATGATCATAGACATGCCCAGTTAATAATTCGATTGCGCCATGATAACCTAAAACAGTCTCAGTTTTTTAGAGCGTTTATCACTGGCTATCTGAATCAGGACGAGCGGATTATGAGCTTTATCGAAGACTTAAAAACCCAATCGAACAAAAAGAAAACAAGATCTAAGAAGTTGCGATTGCAAGGAAAACAACTCCTGTCCGACAGCGGTTTTTCCGATGAACAACTTGATGATCTATTTGATTTGATTGCCGAGGAGCACCCCGAACTATGAACAAAGATGGCTTGCGATGGTGCTCTAGAAAATGTATAGAATTAGAAGAAGGATGTCCGAATCAGGACTGTAGACTGTGGATTGATCATGAAGAAGAGCACAATTGTGCCTTGATATCGATATACGAGAATGGATGCATGACATTACGTCAGGTTGGTGCACGCCTTGGAATTTCGTTTGCAAGGGTAAAGCAAATTGAAGAAAAGGCACTACTTAAGATGAAACGACGTTCCAAGTATTGGTAAAATTCGTAGACTTTCCAAAATACTAAACTATTTATTATTGACTCATTTTAAGGAGAATAGAAAAGATGGCTCGTAAACCCCTTTTAACCGAATCCGAGATCCGCAGCTTCATGAAGCTTGCAGAACTCCGACCAATCGGCGATAGCAGAATTGAAGAAATGTATGGCGATATGCCCGGCAAGCGCGACGAGGAAGATGAACTCGAAGATGAACTTGACGCGACCGAGGATGAGCTTGGTGATGAAGATAGAGTAGCTGATGAAGAAGCCGATGAGCTTGATGTTGATGACATGGACATGGATATGGACATGGGCGACGAAGGCGGCATGGGCTCAGACATGGTCTCTGTTGACGACTTTATGGGCGCTCTTGAGGCAGCTCTGGAAGATGTCCTTGGAGAGCCTGTATCAACTGAGATGGACGCTGAAGAAGATATGGAAGATGAGATGGCAGATGACGAGGTCGAGATGGGGGTCGATATGGCTCTCGACGACGAGGAAGAAGAGATGCCTCTCGACATGATGGAAGATCAAGAAGCGCTCGTTAACGAAGTTGCACGCCGGGTTGCAGAACGCCTGCAAGAAAAGAACAACCAAGACAGCGTAATTGATGCTCTCGCTGAGCGCATTATGAAGAGACTTACAAAATAATAATTTGACATTTGGTTTACGACCCGTTAAAATAACCACTGGATCCCCGGTGGTTATTTTTTAGGAGATTTATGGATATCTGGTGGCTACACGCACTTACATTTATATTTGGATATGTTACGTGCAAGACTTTTTATTTTTTAAACACAGCGCGCCTATCATTAAAATTAATCAAATCAAGCCGAATCATCTATTTACTGTTGGCAGTTAAAGCAGTTGAGAATTATATGATGTCAGAGGCGACGATGAACCAACACTTGGACAAGACAGACCAAGACCAAACCACAAAGGATGATTTTAAACAAAAATCTGCCGATGATTTGATTGGTTTTAAAAAGTTGGTGATCCGGAACCTACTCTACCAGACACCAAGCGCTTTCCGCCCCGGTCTCGAATTTGATGATTGGGAAAGTGCGATGGCTCACCTGCAACATTATAAAGCCGAAGCTCTGGAATTTTGGAGGATGAGTGAATGATAGATAAATTAAAGGATCTTATTGGCATCAAAGATGACGAGGGCAAGAAGGCAGATGCCCAGCGAGCACAGCAGATGGCTGAGTTGGAGAGGGAAATCGCCCAAGCACTTTTGCTGGAGATGCCACCAGAACGCAAAGAGCCAGATCTGCGCAGCCTGGGTTTGTTTGCGGATGTTTCCGAAGAAAGAATAGCGGAACTTATTCATGCGATGTTGTATCTTAAAGAATTGAGTAAGATAAACAAGGATGAAAAACCTATAACTTTCTATCTTTCGACTTATGGTGGCTCGGCAGATGACATGTTCGGCATGTATGATATCATGAGAATAGTTAAAGAAGATATAGAGATTCACACGGTAGGTCTTGGAAAAGTTATGTCAGCAGGGGTTATTCTGCTAGCCGCTGGTACAAAGGGCAAGCGTAAGATTGGCCGCAATTGTCGCGTCATGATCCATTCGGTGATTGCAGGGAACCACGGTCCTCTTCATAATCTTATCAATGAGATGGAAGCCGTAGAACAAATACAGAAAATGTACATAGATTGTCTGGTCGCAGAAACAGATTTAACAAAAAAGCAGATTAAAAAGCTGCTAGAACGCAAAGTTAACGTCTATTTATCAGCAGAAGAAGCTGTCGAATATGGCATTGCTGATATTATTATTTAGAGGAAATTAAATGGCTGATTATCAAAAAGACATGTTCATTGAAGTTAGAGAACAAGAGAAAACCGATCACAATATCTTAGATTTGGTTTACGAAACTGTTGTGGGCGCCACAAAAAAATCAGTTGTTACAGAAATGGCAGCCGATAAGGCGAAAGAGTTTGTATTATCATTACCGAAGTTTACCCCAACCGAAGCGTGGGGTGATCCAAACTCCATGGAGAGACAGCAAATCACCAAGCTATTTAATGCGATCGGCGGCGGTAGAACCGTTGAGGGGAAACTTCAGTTTCTTCAACGTATTGTAGATCCAAGTAGCAGAATCACGTCACCACGCCGGATTATCTCATCTATTATTATTCTAGAATCATTAAAAGCCGTGATTAGTAGTTTTAACGCATCATCCGCAGGATTTGTATTTGAAGGCTGGTTGGCTGCTCTTCTTCAAGGGACACAAGAGGCAGAATACTCCGCCAAGGGCAATCTACCTATTCAGGATCTCATTGCCTTTGAGGGCACTGATAAGGCGGTTCCAATTAGCCTTAAACTTCTTGGACCCAAGACCCATGTTGAGGGTAGTTTTACTAACTTGGTTGACGGTCTTGACGAATTTGGTGAAATGGTTTATATTGTTGCAAGAAAAGATAAGGAAACTGGCGGTATGATGATTGAGAAGTTTACATTTACTCAAGATAATTTCATGAGAGCGCTTGTTACTACTGCGTCGGGCGGAATGAAGAATACTGATTTGCTTCAACTTCGAGACATGGATCTGAGTACTGAGGATTCTATCAAGTACATCATGAACCAGGAAACATGGCCAGAGAGATATGAACTTCTACAACAGACCCGCGGATACAGTCAAACGGTTAGAAAAAAGAAAATGGCAGCTCAAGTGGATCAACAATCTCAACAAGAGCCAGAAGCGCAACCTGAGCAACAACCAGTTAATGAAGGTGGTAAAGGCGACGGCGGATACCAATGGGGGCTTTCAGTTCCTCAGTTAAAATCAAGCGCTCTGACAGATATGTTGGGCGTTACAATCTTAGGCGAGCTTCCTTATTCGGAAGAACAGATTGTGCGAGTGGCTAGGATTCACATGGATTCACTTAACGCAGAGATTATGCAATTGTTTACCGCAACAAAGGATCTCTCTGATAACATTAATCGCTACTTTTTGGTAGAAAAAAGAAGCACAGCCATTAACTCCGGCGAGAGAGCAATTCAAGATTCTATAGAAATCCAACAAACTCTTCAAGCACAGCTTGCGGAGCCCTCAGCGCCCGATGACGTTGAATAAAAAAGCTTGACATTTGATTGAATTGATACTATAATATAATCACAACTCCGAGGTATAAATGGGTCGAAAATACGACGACAATCAATCACTACAACAAAAGATTATGGATGGCGCGAACAAGTTAGCTGACAATGTTGCGTCAACTTTGGGACCACGCGGTCGAAATGTTCTCCTCAAGGAAAAGGGTCGCACACCCTTTATCACAAAGGATGGAGTAACGGTAGCTCATTTTGTATCACTGGATGATCCATTTGAGAACGCCGGCGCCGATATTATTAAGCAGGCAGCTATCGAAACCAACAGTGTCGCCGGCGATGGTACCACAACTTCCACTGTTTTGGCACGCGCAATCTTGCGAGAATCCCAAAAATATTTAGCGAGCGGTCTCTCTCCTGTGGAGGTTCAGCGCGGCATTGATTTGACAGTAAAAGAGGTTATTCGCAATCTTAAAGATATGGCTAAGCCGGTCACAAGCGTGGAGGATATCGAACATGTTGCCACTATTTCGGCCAACAATGATAGAAAAATTGGAAAACTGATTGCAATGGCTTTTGATCGCGTAGGGCAAGATGGTTCGATCACCATCGAAGAATCACGCTCCGTAGAGACATCCCTAGATGTGACCGAAGGGTTTTCGTTCCATGCAGGATTCACAGCAGGTGCCTTCGTCACCGATGAAAGGCGCTCTGTGATGCATCATGAGGAGCCGCTAATTCTCGTTACGGATCATAAGATCTCCACGGTTGAACAGATCCTACCAGTTTTGGAGATGGTAGCTCGCGAGGGAAGACCACTGGTTATAGTAGCGGATGACATCGACGGACAAGCACATGCTGCCTTGATCATGAATGCTATGCGAGGTACTATGAAAATAGCTGCTATTAAAGCGCCCTATTATGGGGAAGAAAGAAGACAAACCTTATCTGACTTGGCGTTATCCGTGGGCGCGACTTTTGTTTCCCGCGAATCGGGTAAGAAATTGCCGGAAGTACAAATGGT